ATTGTTACCAACGATGGCGGCACAATGAAACAAACTAAAGTCCAGACACTTGCTACTTACATGGAAGGTGAGATAGATAACCTTACTGCTATGGACACGACAGTATATACAGGTGCAGGTGCATTATCAGACGATACACACAAAGGGGTTGTAATAGAGTTTCTTGCAGGAGAATCTCTTGCAATAGGTGATTGGGTATATATGAGTACAGTTGATGGTAGGGTAAGTAAAGCTGATGCAAATGACACAGGGGATGATGGGCATTATCCTGCAATAGGTGTTGCAGTATCAGCACAAGGTTCAGCAGGAAGTGCTGTGCAAATACTTACGCATGGTGTATATAACGACTCTAATGGATTTGGTGGGGATTTAACAGAAGGAAAACAATTATTTTTATCAGAAACAGCAGGAACAGTTACAGCTACAGCTCCTAGTGATGATGGCGATATTGTACAAGTATGTGGTATTGCAGTAGGTCCTAGAGATGTACTTGTAAATCCTAGCTTAGATGTTATAGAGAGGGATTAATGGCAAATCAAGTAAAAAGTTTTAATGGTGTAGCAATAGGAAATATTAAAAATATTAATGGTCTTACTGATGCAAATATTAAAAATATTAATGGACAAGAGTTTACTGGTTCAATTCCACCAGATGCTTTTGCAATAACAAATTACACATTCAACACTAACCGAAGTTGGGGAACACAAATGGCTTGGTGTCAAGAAACTGACACATTAGTTGTAGTGTATGGTGATGACGGCAATGGTGATTACCCTTCATATAGGTTAGGAAAACTAAGTGCAAGCACAGGTGATGTAACAATAACTTGGCAAAGCGAAAATACAATATCAACAGCAGGAGCGGCATATCATAACCAAGCTGTATTTATGAGTGGTGAAAGTAGTAGTGGTAATGGCAGAATAGGATTAGTATATTTAGAGAGTGGTGCTGGTGCTACTAACAGATACAGTATTGCATTTGGCACAATAACAAATAGTGGTTCTACACCAAGCATGAGTGTAGGCACTCCTGAAGTAATACACCCTACATCTAGTGGTACTTATAACCAAGGTGATGTTAGTTCAATAGCAAGATACTGGGAAGATATGGGTGCTGTTGTTACAGCATTAGAATATGGTGATGATACAAGTGGGCAAGTTGATGGAAACTTCGTCAAAGCATTTAAAATGGATACTAGCGATAACAGTGTAATTTCTACTGGTGCAAATGAACTTGAATTTGCTGACACTACTTTTGAATTTTATAATCTTGAATATGATTCTGCCATTAACAGACTTGTTGTTTTTTATTACATAACAGACCAACCAAGTTCAAGTGACAAAAGTATATATGGAAACATTTTAGATTTTGATAGTAGTAGCACAAATGGTCTTACATTAGAGTTAGAGTTTAGTTTGCCGGGAACTTATTGTTTTAATGGTGCGACTGCTTCAGGATATGATGCAGGTCCATGGTGTGCATATAATTCTAGTGCAAATATTCATCATGTATTACACAACGACCAAGGTGATGCAGTAAAAAAAGTACAAAATGTAAAGATAAGTGGTTCTGATGGTTCTTTTACCATGGACCCACATACAACTTATGAGCTTGCAGTTTCAAGTTATATGACGAACTATACTTCAATTTGGTATAACCACCACAGAGGTATGTTGGGTGTCATTGGGTCAAACCAATCAAGGTCATCTGCAGGTTCAGGTGGTTCATCAATTTACGCAGGTGGGTATAAGTTTACAGAAGATACAAGCACAGAAGCCAACAGCACATTTTCTTTGAATGGTTCAATACAAACTGTAAAAATAAGTAGCCACGATTTATTTTATGGTAGGTATTTAGGTATGCAACAAACAATGCACGGAAGCGATATGCACACAGGAAACTTTGGTGCAATTATGCCGTTCTATGGTGGAGACCAAGGTCAAGAAGGTGTTATGATAGGTTTTGATACAGGTGGATAATGGCTACAGCATTTAGAAGAAAATCAGATAACAAAGTTGTAGTTCTACTTACATACCTTACAGACATAAATAACATAAATTTTACAAGTACCAATATGTCCTGCACTATGAACAATGGTGAAAAACCAATAACATTTCAAGATGTAAATACAAATGACTTTGAAAGAATAGATGATGTAACTGCACCAACATCTTTTTTTGGTAATGCTATGACTTACATAGACGGAACTTGGGCAGTAGATAATACTTATGTTACATTGGTAAATAATCAAAGAGCAAGAATGAATATTGATGAACAAATAAATCCACAGGTATAGGGAGAAAAATGCCAAGTGAACAAGAATATATAGATGCAATAGCAGACTTAAACACTCTGTTAGCAGTTCGTGACCAAAGAATAAAAGAGCTTGAACTGCAAATTATAAAAGCAAATAAACTAATGCAAGGAGAGGATAATGCCTTACCACACAACCAAAAAGAAAATGGGAAAAGGGATGGGAATGAAGAAGAAAAAAAACGGAATGAGAAAAAAGAAGAGAAAATAAATGCCCAGTAAAACTAAGAAAAAAAGTATTACTGTCAAAGGTGTTAGTCTAACGGGCCTTACTCCCAGGCAACAGACTGCTATGAAAAAACATGGTAAACACCACACAGCAAAGCATCTTAGAGACATGAAGAAAAGAATGTCTAAAGGTACTTCGTTTACAGCAGCCCATAAACAATCGCAGAAAGCAGTAGGAAGATGAAACTATTTACATCCTTGCTACCTTTGATGCCACAACCATACAAGAATATCGTTAAGTTCTTTTTGGCTACACTTAAAAATGTAGATGAGAAAGAAGAGCTTGTAAGAATAGGAAACCTATTCGCAGATATACTGGAAGATGGAAAGGTTACTCCTCAAGAGTGGCTTACATTAGCAGGTAAAAATGGATTAGGTATACTCAAAGGCAATGGCAAGTAAAACTAAGAAAAAGAAAAAACGAAAGTTCGCATCAGTTCCCAAGACAAAGGGAGGTGTGCCAAAGAAGTATGTTAGGGGTGCAAAGAACCCTAAGGCTAGAGAAGCGGAGATCAAAAGAACTGCAAGACTCTACCGACAAGGCAAGCTTACTAAGGCCATGATGGACAAAATAAGTAAACAAAGGAGTAGAGGATAATGGCATCAGGAAGATATAAAAGCATATCAGGTGCAAGTAGATACTCTAAGTCTACTCTTGATAAGGTATATAAAAGAGGGCTTGGTGCATACTATTCATCTGGTAGTAGACCAAAGGTTTCAGCTCACCAGTGGGCTATGGGAAGAGTAAAGTCTTTCGTAAGTGGTAAAGGTGGTGCAAGAAAAGCTGATTCAGATCTTCTTAGAGGTGGTAAAAAGAAAAAAACTACTACTAAGAGGAAGAAGAAATAATGCCAAGAAAGAAGTTTCAAAATCCTAAAGGTGGTCTTAATGCAGCAGGTCGTGCATTTTTTAAAAGGACTGAGGGATCAAATCTCAAGAGACCACTAAAGAAAGGTACATCACCAAGGAGAGTTAGTTTTGCTGCACGATTTGGTGGTATGGCAGGGCCTATGAAAGACAAGAAAGGTAGACCTACCAGGTTAGCTCTTGCACTTAGAGCTTGGGGATTTCGTAGTAAAGAATCTGCTAGAAACTTTGCAAAAAAACATAAAAAGAAAAAGTGAGGAACTATGCCAAAACCAAAAGGTAAAAAGAAATACAGTAAAGCACAGATGAAGATAGCTAGAGTTGCACCTCCAAGAAACAAGATTACTGGTGCTGACTTTAAGAAACTAAGAAAGAAGAAAAAGAAATGAAGTTTATAGGAAAGTTAAGACCACAAATATTTTTAGCAATAATTGTTTTAGGTATATTGTCATGCCTGGGTATCATTTATGAATATAATGAAATTGCTACAGGATGTGTAGGAGGAATTATAGGATTGGGATTTAAAGTGTTAGAATCAGAAGAGTGAGTAAAAAGAAAGCGAAAAAAAAATTAATAACCTCAAGTGTTTTGCTTGGCCTGTGTTTAGCAGGAATGATAATTATAGGAGAATTGAACGCAAGATGAAGATTCCAAAATTAAAAGTTAATATACCATTTAGAAAAATTGGCAGTTATATATTAGCCACAATAACTATGATTACTGTAGCTTTAGGATCTATTGGTCTTGCAGTTACGCTTTCTAATCCAGTTAATTTGTGGTGGTCAATTACTCCCATAAAAACACCTTTTGGGATTGTTGGTTATACGATTGGTGTTGAGTACCTAGAACTTCTACAATCATACTATTGGTACGGAATTGCTGTATCAGCGAGTTTAATTTTATTTGGATACGCAATACATATTCGTAGCTTAAAGTCGTTGTATGAGGGAATTAAGGCTACTCCTAGGGCTTTATTATATTCTCCAGTAACACTTTACAGAGAACTTGTAGAGTTTAGGGATTGGTTATTTGAAAAGATTGAATATTTAAATAGTGAGTCTGCTAAGTGGAGAAGATTTTTCAATGTTATAAAGTCACCATATTCTCTGTTAAGATCCTTCGGGCTATCCCCGCAACTTGCCATAGCTCTTCTAGGAATAGGTACAGCTTCTGGAGCAGCAGTTGGGGTGGCAGAGGTTATTGAACAGAGAAGTTTCTCTAATGGTGATGCTGGTATTTATTCAGCACCAGGTGAACTGCCTGATGAAGAACTAGAAAAGAGAATGGCATGGAGAAAAGATAATCCCTCAGATAATACACTTAGAATTGTAGTAGGCAATACGGCAGTTGAAACAATCTCAATAACAGATGTGTCTATAAATAATTACACTAATTCAACACTTCCTAGTGGTAAGACAGAAGCCTTATTGATTGATGGCAAGACAGTCGGAATTGACATAGGAGAATTGATGTTTGATAGAGTAACTTGCAAATCTTTAAATGTATCCAATGTCAAGGCACACAAGATAGTGATCAAGGACAATATAAGTGATGGTCAGTCTATTGCTCAAACAGCAGGTACTCAGCGTGATTTGAGAATATCAGGTGGTTACGATATGGCTAAAGAATTAATTACGACTGGATCTAGATTTGACCGACTGTGGCTTGATACTGATACTGCAACAACAACACCTAAAGTAAACAAATTAATTCTTTCTAACATTGTTACGAAAAGTGGAACTTGCGAACTTAAGAATTTAAACTTGGGCTTATTAACTATACAGTACGGAACATTCGGCCATGATCAAAACTTTGCTACTAAAGAATTTGTAGTTGCTACAACAACAAACGCAACTCTTTGGGAAGTGTCAGACAACATCGAAGTCTTACTAACCGAACCTGCAACTCAGTAATGCCACTCTACGACTACATCTGTAAAAACGATAAGTGCAGCCAAGAAACCTTTGAGGTTATCACTAACTACGAAGAAAGAATCCAAAGGTGTCCTATATGCAAAGAGAAGACAATAGAACGAAAGAAGTTTTATCAATTTGATTTTAGGATGTAGGCCTAGTTAAAGTCTAGGCCCAAGACTTAGATATTTAGTTATCGTAAAACTGTTCGTGTTTATAATTTAGTTTGTTTTCATAAGCGTTTTGAGTTGTGTTAATCCCTGTTAATTCTTTTAAAGCGTATTCGTTTTGAAAATTATCAACAATTCTAACTAACAATCTCATTTTTAATTCGTTTACTAAATCGCTGTTATGAACTAACCAATATAATTGTTCAATATCACTATCTTCTCTTACAGAAATCATGTGAAGATTATTTACACCTTTATTATTTACATTTCTTCTATAAGAAACTAAATGATATTCAAGCTGTTTGTGCAGAGACCTTATCTCTTCTTTGTTTGGTTTCATTACTACCTCCGTAGATTGTTTGTATCAATCTATTATAACACACCTTATGGTCTATGTCAAGCCATCTTATTTACATAGAATAAAGAAAGACTCCCGACCAGTAATTAACTTGGAGGTTAACAAAGGAAGCCAGGAGTCTTCACAAACAATCCACTAACTTGGAGGTTAATTCAAGTAGCGTGGACAAATAATTCTATACCAAAATTAAATTCATGTAAATAAAACTGTCCATACCGAAAGAGGAGAGTTTCCCAAAATTTCCCAATCCAGAATTTAAGTTTGGAATGTCTGTATATCAACAAACATTGGTGCATCATTTCTTATTCTATCCTCTATCATCTTTACATATTTTGGATTTAACTCAATTAGCACGGCATCACGACCTAATCTATCAGCTACTAAACCTGTAGTTCCTGCACCTGCAAATGGATCTAACACAACTTGAGATTGCACTTCTGCTTTACAGTCGCAGTCAGGTATCCACCCAATAAATTTAACCGAATCAACTAATCCACTTGGCCCTGATATATGACCATCAGTCCTACCTGTTCTTTCAGCATAATATTTTCTTTGTGATTCCATATCTCTATTAGGATTCTTTTTTCTTTCAATCTCTCTTATATATGGTTTCTTGCAATTTGAACATTGTCCATGTTCACTTGATCCTGCTTTAATACACAACTCAGGTAAAGCAACTGGAAAGGTAGCAAAATGAGCTTCGGAATAACCATTGGTAGATATGTTCCAAACATCCCTTTTATTTCTTTTTCCACTGTCTGTGTATTTTTTACCACTGTATATTAAGTAATCTCCTGATTTATCGTTACCATATTTATTGCCGCCAAACCTTTGATTAGTTTCTCCTATATCCATTGAGTCTTCTTTGATAGCTTCGTTATCGTAATAATACCTTGCGTTTTTAGATAACAAGAAAATGTGTTCATGTGATTTAGTGCATCTGTCTTTTACAGGCTCAGGCATAGCGTTTGGTTTGGCCCATATTATGTCTTGCCTTAGAAACCAACCATCATCCTGTAAAGCAAAGGCTACTCTCCAAGGGATACCAACTAAATTTTTACTAGCTAGTCCTGGTACTTTATTGTTAACAGGATCTTTCTTAGTATTTCTGTGTTCTAAAGCTTTTGGGTCTCCAGTATCGTCTTTACCTGTGCTAACATAAGTGTCACCCAAGTTTAACCATACAGTTCCGTCAGGCCTTAAAACTCTTTTTACTTCTTTAAAAATACTAACAAGAGCCTTTACATATTCTTGTGGTGTGCTTTCTAATCCAAGTTGATTATCAACTCCATAATCTCTTAATCCCCAATAAGGTGGGCTCGTAACAACTGTTTGTATTGATTCGTCATCAATATTTTTAAGTTGCTCTATACAATTACCTTGCAAAATCTTAATCATTTATTTTCCTAGCAAGAACAGTAAGTGCATACGCTGCCTGGAGAGGTACGACTCCGTTTCCAAGTATTCTGAGTCTATCAACCCTGTGTAATCCAGTGGCCACCCCATCAGCCACTCTACGAATGTCGGATTCAAACGCAGATTTTTGTAAAGCTGGTGCGAGTTTTGGGTAGTCTCTGACGATTCTTTCCCACTCTGCTGAGTTTGGGCTTGGTGGGAATGTTTTAAGTTTAATTTTTTCCTGCTCTGCATTTCCAAGTTTTTCGTTGCTTGTGAGTTCCCATCGTATCTGTATTTCGTTGGGTCGCTTGCCATCGGTGTCTGCCAATTTTCTAGTGACTCCGCTACTGACATCCCCACTGTCTTTCCTCTTTTCCCTTTCTTCACTGACGGAGGAACTGTGTTTACTGTGTCTTTCCAATCCCTTGCGTTTGGTGTTCCCCACATACTTGCTTGGCTGCCTAGACTCGGACTGTTCCGTTGATCTGGATTTGTTTCTGGATAAGCTTGATTGTCCATCGTGCTTGGTGTCATCCACTTGTCCATCTTCACTTGATCCCCTAGTCCTACTGAGTGAGAATCCTTCTTGTTCTTGGTTAGTCTTCTCCCCTTTTCGTTCAGTTCCATTTGGTTGTGTTCTATGAAATCGTGTGTCGTTGGTGTCTTCCAGTTCTGAGTTGCTTCTTGCTCTAGAAATATTCCGTATTTCGTTCCCTTCTTGTGACTGACATTCTCCCCATCCGTCAACTCTCTCTGTCTGTGTGAGTCCATCGCCTTTGGTGTGGGCCAACTGGCTACGACTCCACTCTCCCCATCGGATGCCGCGCTTGTACGCCAAGATGAAGACTCTTTCTCTCCTATGGGATGCTCCAATGTCTGCTGCTTTAACACTTCCCCATTGTGCATCGAACCCCATTTCGGAAAGGTCTCCAAGTATGGTGTCAATTCCATGTCCAGTAATGAGGCCTAAAACATTTTCCAAGAAGAATCCTTTGGGTCGTACCGACAAACCGATTTGCTTGATGTCATCCCAAAGCCATCTTTCATCTTCTGTGCCTTTTCTTTTTCCTGCGATTGACCATGGTTGGCATGGGAATCCTCCAATGATCCAATCCACTTTTCCAATCCAAGGGCTGCCATCGAAGGTTGAGGAATCTGACCAAATAGGTGCGTCATCCAGGATTCCTTTTTCCATGCCTTCGACCAAAACTGCGACTGACGAAATTTCTCTCTCGACATAACAGACTGTTCTAGCATTGGGAATAGCCAATCTAAATCCGATGTCGAGTCCTCCTCCTCCCGAATATAATGAGATGACATTTTCGGTATTCTTAACCACATTTAACCTCCTGTGTTGTTTGTTTTTTTATCATATGCCTAAATCTTTACTTGAGTCAAGACTTCTCTTGATTCTCATTTCTTCTTTTCTAATGTGTTTTGTAATATCTAAAAATATATCAACTTCCATAGTTACTAAATGGACTGCTTTATTTTTATTTACCTTATGAGTTTGACATACTATTGGTATCTTGCCTGTAGCATTAGCAGCCTTCCTGGCTTGATCTACGGCCTTTAATGTTCTGGAGCTAACTACGCTGCCAGCTTTTACTTCACCAGCAAACTTGATTGTTTCTATATCAGGTACATCTCCTGAGTGTCTGCCAGTTACTGGTATGCGTTTTGCGTTTACTTTATCTCCGCCCAGCTTCTCTCTCCACCATCTCTCCCAGTTTTTCCATGTTGATCTATCCATGACTTTCCTCTTTTAGTTTTTTTGAAAGCTCTCTTTGATTTTTTGCAATTATTTTTTTCAAATCTTCTACTGTTTTAGAAGGTGTTGTAGAAGAATATTTAATTGGTAGAAAACCATTGTCTTTAACTGCAATTTCTATGTCATCTTCTGGTCTTCTCATAACAAATCCAGATTTTACAAGTGGTTCAGTTTTTGTGGATACTTTGGGAACAGTTCTTAACTTGGCTGCTCTTTCTGTAAAACTTACACGAGATTTTTTTTCTTCAAAATTTTCTCTCTGTATTGGTGTTGTATCTCTGTCAACTCTTTTCTTTTGTTTTTTTGGTTTATGATGAATGTATAATTTAACGCCAAACTTTTTTAATATTGGGTTAATTTTTTGTGTTAATTTTTTTCTATCCATTGTTTTTCCTCCATACACTACCGAACCTGCCATCCATGCTATTGAATCCCTCTTTCTTCTCGCCGCACTTACACTTGCCAATAGACACAGGGCCATTCGGTGGTGGATATATAAATTTATGTATGTGCTTCTTTTTATCTTCTACTTTCATAATAATTTAATTTGTTTAGTTTCTTCTTCAATTCTTTTATTAGCCATATCGTAATATTCTTTATCAATCTCAATACCGACAAATTCTTCTGTGCCAAAATTATGACAAGCAATTGCACTACTACCACTACCTAAATGCGTATCTAATATCTTGTCAGATTGTTGAGAATATTTTTCTAATAGCCAAGAATATAATTCTCTTGGTTTTTGTGTAGGATGTATTTTGCCTTTTTTTCTATTATCATATTTATACAAAGATGCAGGTTTCTCAAATGATGTCCAAGCAATCTCAACTGCTGAAAAGTTTGGAAATGGTTGACATTTATCCCATACAATTACACATCTGTAAGGAGGTAAATCAAAGTAATTACCACCCCATATAATTTGATTTTTACTTACCCTAAACAATTCATTAAAATATTCTTTGCTTGGTTTTTTATCCCATTTAATAAACTTATTAGCATTTTTATTTAAAATCCTATTTTTTAATTTACCACCACCTTTTGCATGTATACCTGAATTGTTACCAAATCCATAAGGTGGATCTACAATAGCCAAATCAAAGTAATCATCTTCGTACTTGGAAAGAATATTCATGCAGTCATCATTGATAATGCTAAAATTATCTCCTAACATCATAAGCCTTCCACATTGATACGAGTTTACCTTCTGCTTTCTCACCTTGCTTAGACAATACCCTACTCATCACCCTTTGCCCTACTATGTTTGATAGTGCAGCTTCTGGGTTCTTTGCTTGGTTATCTTTGATGTTTCCTGCTACGAGTGTTGGCATGAATCTGTCTGATCGGTGTACTATGACCTCTTGAAGAGTTGTTCTTAGGTAATCGTTATTATCCCAAGAAACATACATTTCATCAAGGATTAACATTTCTTTCGTTAGCAAAGCATCTTTGAATTTATGAACATTGTCCATATCTCTCATCCTGTGACCAAAGATTGTGCCAGTCACATACCAAACATCCAGGCCCGCATTGATAAGTTCGTTGGCTGCCGACTCGCACAAGTGAGTTTTGCCTGTTCCTGTTGGGCCTGTAAGCATAATTAGGTATGGAGTCTTCTTCTGAATCCATCTAGCAACAATGTTCTTTGCGTTTCTACATTGACTCCTAGCTTCAACAGATGTCTGTTTATCTGGGTTGTAGTCTGAAAAGGTGTGTAAGGCTCTGTTAAGGCCCTCAAAACCAGCAAGATCATATTTTATCTTTGACAAATCTTGAGTCTGATCCTCTTTGCAGTCTGGACACCTGATGTATTTAACATTATGTTTGTCTACTTCTCTTGGTCTTAGCCACAATAAATCGTCACAAGTTCTGCATGAGATCAGTTGTGTACGATCATAGCTTGTCGAATATGTCTTCCCCTGTGGGCTTTCCCGCTTGAAGTGATCGAAGTTTAGTTTTTCCATTTCGTTGTTCCTCCTTTTTGCACCAATTTATAAATGCAGTTAATGGTTGTTTGTATTTGTATTTCTTTTCAATCTCAACTCCAGTGAAGAATGCTAAAGCTGAATTATGGAGAATGTTATCAGAAAATCTTTTTTCTTGCATATCTATCCAATCTTCAGAAAGATTTAATCCTGACACTTTCTCTAGCGTTAGAACCCAATCTTTTTCTTTCTTTATACTTTCTTTCTTTTTATTAAGATTTATTATTCTTTTCTTTTTTGTATTACTTTTTTCTTTTCTTAATCCATCGGACATAGATGTCCTCTGGTTTTTATCGTTGTCATGTCCATCGGACACGGATGTCCTATGGTTTAGGTTAGAGTCATCAGAAAAATGTCCTACGAATTGTATGCAATTTTCATCGTGTTCTCTTGTGTTATCACCAGTAATTATCCGATAGACATTACCAACATATTTACCTTTTGTTTGAGCCTTAGATATTTGAATCAGTTTCAGATCCTGGAGTTGTAGCAGCAACCTTCGTATTTGTCTTTCAACAAGCCCTGTCTTTTGACTTAGAATCTTCTGACTGGGCCAAGCACAAAGACAACCATCCCTAGCGTAATCTAATAACACCAACAACAGTAGTCTTTGCCCTGACTTTAATCCGTCTAATCTAAATGCCCATCCATGATGAGCAAACGACATTAGAGCTTACCTGTGGCTGCATTTTCAATGGCTTCTCTACAAGATGAATCTAAGTTTGGTCTAGCCAATACCCAATTTGCCCAACCAACATCATTCTTAACAACATCTATTAGTTCTTTACCTTTGTATTCAGCCCAAGGAGTTCCCTCTTTACCACCAATTACAACTCTCCAAACTCCATTCTCATCCTCTTTACATGGTGTAAATGGTGCATCAGGGTCGTATTGTCTTTTTGGTTGTTCTTGAATCTGATTAGGTTTCCATTCAGATTGTTGTTGTGGTTCGTCTGCATACCTTACAACATCGTCATCCTGACTAAAGATACCAAAGCTATTACTTGCATACCTAATGCCCAAGACATAGGCTCTCTTGTAAGCCATAGCCAATCCTCTTTGCCTGGCACCTTTCATGTTGCCAAGTATCTCTCCATTATCCCAAGTACCAACTCCTGTACCCACAACCTTTCCGTCAGACTCAACGATGTCCAAGATGATTGTAATCTTGCAACCTTCACCAAACGGCTCTTCGTTGATTTCTTTTAGTGTTGCGTTCAGCCCAAACTCTTCTGCTAACTTTGCTGCACCACCTACCCAGAGGAAATCTGATGTCTTACCTTCAATCTTTCCGAAGTCAACACCTTCTTTCATCTGCTCTTTTAGTTTGTTAGATCTTTGCAGTTTAGTTTCAACTACAAATTCTCCTAAATCTTCTGGATGTATATCTTTACTTGCCACTGTTTAACTCCTTTGCAACTTGGTCTAATTTTCTTAATGCAACTCCATCAACTGTAAATTGTCTTACTAAAGCTGATGGTGAATTACCTGTTAGTTTGGCTATTGCTTTTAAGTCTTCCCATAATTCTTCTGGGAATAGTATGTGTCTTCCTATCATAGTTCCTCCTTCTTTGAAACTTTTATTGATGATGTTATTTTTTTAGTTACCTTGTCTATGTAATCTGCCGTTCTTCCTCCTTGTTTATGAATTTTATTAACTTCAGCTACACTTACCTTTTCAGGTACAGTTTTAATTTCTGTATGTTTAGGAACAATACATCTGTCTAGTTCCTCAGGTTCTAACCATTCCCCTATTGCAGCCCGTAATTCATCAGGTTTAATTATTTTAGTTGATCCTCTTTTAATAACCATGTTGTTACCGATTAACTCACTGGCCCAAGTGTTTTCAGATCGTTCCTCAAACTCAAGCTCTATCTCTCTCTCTATTTTTGCTTTATCTTCTTTCATTGATTTCATCATGCTATTGATTGTTTCCAATCTATTAGCAAGAGTATCTATTTCTTGTCTACTTAAACTCATTGTTTAACCTCTTTCTTTTTAATTGTTTTTAGTTTTTTTATGTGTTTTTTTACATCTTTATTTAGTTGTCCACTCCAAAAAGCAAGTCTTTCAAGTTGCTCAATATCATCATGCACAACTAATCTAAATGATGTGTCGGTTTGATCTGTTTGTAGATCAACCCATACGTCTTTAAGTCTTAATTGTACCCAATTAGATCCTGGAGTATTCGTAGTATCAAAAATCCTTTTTGTTTGTGTTCCTAACGAATCCCCAAACCTATCCAGAAGGATTCCTCTATAATAATTCGTTGTTGATAAATGAACCATTATCCCCTCCTGTTCTCGTAGTTGTTTAGTTGAATTGAATCTATGTCAGGAGTATCAGGTTTCTCTGGTACTCTTAACTTAACATCACATTCTTCTAGGAATCTTACAGCTTGTAAGAGTTGAGGAATCATGATGTCATTGTCTGATGAATCTTGAATCGTTTTCATAGCTTGATTCAAGACATTCAGTATGTATTGTTTTGGTGTAAATGTTTGCATTTAACTAACCTTCCTTATTTTTATTTCAAAGTATTCTTTACCATCGTGATTAGATGATTCAACTTTGTAGTGATTGTTTGTAATTTTTTCTATTCTGTATGTAAAGTCTGCATTTGTTGGTACTAATTTCCAAACGATGTCCATTGGATCATCGAGAATAAATTTTTGAGTACCAGTTAAGTTTCTCCATGTTAAGTCTTTGCCCTCAACATAAACTTTTTTGAATTTGTGTTTTGTAAACTCTTGATTAATTTCAAAAACAAAATCTTCAGCTTGAACTTCATCTGAATATGGTTCTAAGTTTGCTATAATGTTTTTCATTGTATTTACCTCTTTTAGTTAGTTGATTGATTGATTGTGTTAGCTTGTGCTGCTCCTCCAGTTTAAATTGTCTGTATGGTTATATTACATCCATGTCATGTACTGTGTCAAATGTTTTTGTAGCTCTAGTCATTTGCCATTTTGTCATTTGCCATTTTGTCATTTGCTATCTAATCGTTTGCCTAGATCTACTGGGCCAAAAGCTGATAATTTTCAAAATTTGTCTTGATTGATCTCCAGGCAGAGATCTTGGTCAAATCCCTGAGATTGTCCAGAGCAAAAAAATAGGGCAGAATTTTACCTCTGCCCTACCCTTTTTTAATAAAGTGTAATTACTTTATAATTGTATTCTTTTCCGACATAATTTATGTGTTTTGATGTCGTTGAAGAATGCCAAGTATCAACTAGAATTTCTCTGTTCTCGTGGTCTATGACTGCAACTTTAGTCAAATAACTAAAAATGTAATCATCATTTACGAGGAGATTTTCTTTGTACTTGTCAAACTTTCTTAAAGTTGAAATGTCGACTTGCATCGAACCTCCATTGATTGTTTGTATGTCCATTTTTTTATCCTCTCTTTACTTAGTTAATGGATTGTTTACAACCATATTACAACCATAAAAACAGAAATGCAATAGGGTAGGGGATTATTTTACAAAAAAAATAACTATCAGAGTTCCGAATCCAACTGGAATCCAGTAGAAAAGCTGATCAAAAATGGGCCAAAAAATATGCCTGGAATTGAAACCAGGATGTGTTCCTGACACGACACTCAGGGTGTCATGGGATGCAAAAATTATTGTCAGTAGGGGAGTGATAGGGGAGTGATTTAAAAGGGTCTGCCCTACCGATTTTTGAAAATGTTTTTTTTCTTTTTTATTTATTTTTTCTTGTAACCATCTCCGAGAGTTATAAGAGTTGTCTAAGAGATGGGAAACTTTATGGGGAAATAATATCTGTGATGTAGTTTTGTAAGTGTTGTGTTATTGGTTAGTAATCTAAAGTTAATCTTATTTTTAATGCATATTTATATATTTATATGTATTGTTTGCATGTGTTTAGATTTGCAATAACTGTCGCCGATACACCGACTGCTATATATAGTATATGTATGAGGTAGTCAGAGTGTTGAAATACTATTTTTAGATATAGGCCACCCCTTATATATATACCTAAAATCGCTAACTTTTCTGATTAATACAAGCATTGGTATTCCCGACCCTATACCCCTTGCATAATCCTGGCAGCGGAGCTATCCCCACCAGTGAAAGTAACCATGTAGGTCTTGGTCTTTTTTGGGTGACCTGGTTCACCTACTCCGTTACTGTGCGGTTACATTAAGTAAAATTAGTGTATACTATTTTGTAAAATTTGGTAAACCAATACTAGACTATTGCCTAGGAGTTCATGTGACTTTAAAAAATATGTTAGCTAAAAGTTCGTCTGGAGTCTCAGAAATAGAAAGACGAGTATTGAAAGCAATACCCGAATGGAAGAAGTGGACTAGGCAGCTTAAACAAGTCTATGTACTACTCCCCGTCTTTGGATCTAGTGATCAAGGTATAGAAGAGATGTGTGATGAGTTCGGCTGGAATAAAAAGAAACTATTTGAAAAGATAGAAGAAGACCAGACATTTAGAATAAAACTTGCACAATACAGAGATACGGACTCCTACCCTATCTTTCCTGGATCTAAGAAAACATATATTAAGAAATCACACCTAGATACTGTGTATGCTCACGAATCAGCAGTTCTTAGTTTTATGCACTTAGAGAGAGCAAAGGCTCAAGGTAGCGCTGGTGTCAACTTTGCACTTAAGATGATGGCTAACGGGTATTTAGAACACATGGAGCCTGTCTCTTCAAGGCCAGAAATAAAATACTTTTTAGAAGACGAAAGACAACCTGGTATAGTGCAAGACAATGGTCATGTGCCAGAAGTTGATTACTCAGGAGACGGACTTCCTGACTTATGAGATGTGGTAAAACATATAAGAGGGTGATTACTATTCGTTGCACAAACGAGATATTCGCAAATGGATTATGTAAGAAACACCACTACTATCACATAAAAAAAAATGGAGTAAGACATGGCTAACCTATATGAAGCGTATCCTTGGCAAAAGAAGATGCACGAGTCAAAAGCTAAAATTAAATTTGTACAGGCTGGAAGACGAGCAGGTAAAACTAGATCATCTCTACAGGAAGCACTTAGACAAATCAGAGAAGCATCAATAAACCCTATTGTGTTTCCAGGCAAGAAAGAAAAGCTAACAGCAGAACAAGCTGGACTTGTACCTCCTATTCACATATGGACTGTTGCACCTACAAGAGCTCAGATGTTGCAGGTATGGAACGAGATGCAGGCCTTTATTCCGAAACACATAGTTCGTAAAACAAGAACCAAAGCACAAGCTGGTGGTAGAGGTGGTGGATTTAAACAAGATGACCTTCATGTGTGGTTAGATTTAAAAGACGAGAAAGGCAACTGGTTACCCAACAGATGGAGACAATCTGTATTTTGGGAACTCAAGTCTGCTGACAACCCTGAAGGATTACAGACTGTAGGTCTTGATTTTCTACACATGGCGGAATCCCAAGACATCAAAGAAGCTGCGTGGAATAAGGTCAGACCTACGCTTAACTCACCAGGAAGACTGGGTAGGGCTATTGTTGAGGGTGTTCCTCCAGAAAGTTCTCAGCATTGGTTTGCAAGGAACTTTAAGATGGCAAAAGAAAACCCTTCTACGAGAAGGCAGGCTTTTCACGCATCAACCTTTGACAACCCCTACCTGACAGAAGAAGACAGACTTGAGATTGAAGAGGAAAAGGCATCGCTAACTGAAGGAATATGGGAAAGATTTTATATGGCAAAGCAACCAGAGGGTGCAGGAAACTTTTTTAGAAACATTACAAAGGCATACAGCAAAGACGCTTACGAACTTATGCAGCCACTTGATGGTGTAAGTTATGTTGCAGGTCTTGACCTAGGTAGAGCCAACGATCCAACAGTCATGATAATCAAAGATAGAATGACAAGAACATCTGTATTTGCTGTAGAACTTGCAAAGACTGATTGGTCACTTCAAGTAGAAACAATCAAGAACGAAGCTATTAGATGGAACATAGAAGAGGTTTACATGGACTCAACAGGTCTAGGTGGTAAGTTGGGAGAAGATGTGCTGTATCGTGAACTCCTTGAACATTCTATTCCTGTCATAGGTTTTAACTTTACACCAAGCAAAAAGTATCAGTTGTTCTTAGATTACGCATTGTCACTTGAAAAAGAGACTGTTGCATTTCCACAGAGTTGGGGTAAACTAATAAGTCAGTTAGAAGATATTGCTCATAGGGAAACGGCAAATCGAGGTCACCAGTTCTATTCGGTGTCTGGAGGTAGGGATGACTGGGTTGATGCAGAATGTTTAGCCTTAATGGCTTGTGATCCTGCACAAGAAGTCATGGAACTACTTACAGCTCCTAGATCAAAACGAGGTATTAAACCTCTAAATAGCAACTACAGAAGCAAGGGTTCGAGGATCTTGAGGTGGAGAGAAGAGAGAAAACTCCTTGCGATGGAAGAAGAAGGAACTAAAGCCTTATGACAATGAGTTATGGTTCGGGTGCAAACAGCAGTGTCAATCCTGAAGAAGAGATAGCACGAGAAGGTGCGAATCCGTTAGAAGAGCCTTTACTTACTATTGAGTGGGTAGAAAGCACGCTTGAAAACGGAAGAAGAAAATTTGACACATTCTACGACAACTGCGAAGAAGCCGAAGATTTTTATTTATCAAACTTTGATTTTTCAGTTCCAGAGACAGGTTCACAGATAAGACTTGGAACTGCAAGTTCAACAATCAACACACTTGTTGCTCATGTCACTCCACAATTTTTAGATATATCAGTACCTCCGCCTGGCCCTAAAGGTCAAGCGAGGGCAGAACTCTTAGAGAAGTTTCTCAGGGGTGCGAATCATATGCTTGAGCAGTTCTCACCAACAAGAAGAGAAACAGCAAAACACATGGCACTATATGGAGTTGCCTTTGAAAAAACAGAGTTTGCTGCTAACAGATGGGAAGAGTTTCCTGAACCACCAGAAGATGGTGACATTGGTGATTATCAAGAGCAACTACAAGATGTACTTAACAGAAGAAATATAAACTGGCCTATAACCTCAACTTGCGTAAATCCCAAGATGATGGTTTGGGATATCAACAATATACAGAACCCAAGGTGGGTGATGCACTTTTACGAAATTGATGCGTCATGGGTGAAAGCTCACTTTCCATCATGGGATGGGCCTGTAGAAGGAACAGTGGAATTTGTGGAAACCTGGACTCACAGTCAAGTATGTTACATGGCTGAGGGCAAATTCGCATTAGAGCCGAAGCGACACGGCTACAAGACTTTGCCTTTTACAATGTACTGGCCACACACAGGTCTTATGAGTGACGGGTATGATCCCGAAAAACTCTACAGAGGTATACTGCATGGTAACTTTGATATGCTTAGAGCAGAATCAAGACTTGCATCGCAGTACCTTGATATTGTTGGAAACAGTGCTTGGCCTACAAGAGACTTTAGAGGGCCACCTGGTATCACAGAACAGGTCATGGAACAGTATGAAGAAACACCTGGTGCTAAGAACTTCTTACCTCAAAATGTAAACATTGAAAGAGCAATCACACCAGATCCACCAAGTTCTATTGTGGTTGCACAACAGATGATGCAACAAGCTATTGAGGATAATACTGCACCTGCCGTATCAAGAGGTCAGAGACCAACTGGTGCTGCAAGTGGTTATCATACGGCTGTTCTTGCAGGTATCGCTGCACTTAACTTTGGTGCGTATGTAGAAGCAGCACAGAGAGGATTACAAGATAGAAACGCAATCATATTGCACATTATTGAGAATGTAATTCAAGACAAGGTAACTGTATTTGGTAAAACAGAAACAGGGCCTATGGATGCAATCATAAGACCAAACGATATTAGAGGTCACTATGTAAATATGGTACAACTTACTCCTACATCTCCAGAAGAACAGGAAAGAAAACTAAATCTTTACAATAGTCTTTGGAGAACAGGATTCATTGATCAAGATACTGCACTTAGAAAAGCAGGTGTGTCAAATGCACTTGAAGTAAGATCTAAGTTACTTGCAGAAGGATTCTTGAAGAGTGAGCAAGTACAGCAAGTATTGCAAGGTGAAGCTGCTAGAAGAGTACCAATACTGCAACAGTTAGTTGAAGCAACTGGTATGTCATCTGGTCAAGAAGCCGAACAGATTGCTAGAAATATTTTAAATACACAAGGTTCAACACAATTACCAAACGCTGGTAATTTTAGCACAACTAACCAACCTCAAAGATCTCCTGCGACAGAAAGGGCAAGAGTAGAGACGAATATAAGACCTGTAGTTCCAGGTAGTTTAAGAGAACAAGAATTAGTCGGTAGGCAGATAGCATCACCTCGTACTGGTAATCAAAGAGTACAAGGTAGAGATCTACCACCAGGATTAGGACAGTAATGGCAGCAAAGAAAAATACATCAATAGATATTGCTTTTAGTGAATTTGACACTATGGTAGGAAAGTTTTTTGAACAATCAAACATCACATTTAAAGATGTTGTAAAACCAGATATGCCAAAATCTAAAGCAAAAAGAAAGCAAACACCCTTGAATATGAACAACAACCCATTTAGGATATAGATATGAAATTTTTAGTTACATACACAAACGGAAGACAGTTTCCTATTGAAGTACCAGATGAAGCACCACAAGGTCAGTTTGGTTCACCACAAGCACGAGCAGCACGAATTGCAAATGAACTTGCACAAGAAGCTGGTTTGGCAGTGCAAAGAGTAAATGTTGTTAATGAAACACCTTTGGGAACTGGCACACAAGAAACTGTTGGTAATGTAATTTCAGTTGGTGGCAGTCCTTTTGGGTCTGAGAGGTCAAATGTTCCAGAAAGCGTTTTGCAATCAGGTGATGTGTTAACAGCTCAAACAGGTTCTGGCCCTATCATTGAAGATACTATCGGAGAATCAGCAGATCTTGCTGAAAGTTTTAGAGAGCAAGAAATAAGAAGATTACTTGAAGAACAGCAAAGACAACTTAATATTGACAGGGCGAGACTTGAACAACAGAGACAAGAAGATCTTGATGCTTTGAGACAACAACAAGAAGAGTTTTTGGAAAACCAAAGACAACAACAAGAAATTGAAAGACAGAGAGATAATGCTCCTGCTGATGTCCAAATAGAACCACTTACAGAAGATTTCTTTGATTTTGATCCTTCACAAGCTTTTTCACAGTTTCTTGCTTCTGCACCTACACTTGGCATAGCAGTTCCAAGAGACGAAAATGGTAACCCAATTAGGCTCACAGCAGAGGACTTACCAGGGTTTCCACCAGAAATATTAAATCCTAATAATTTATTTATAAGGGTAAGAGAAACAACAGTAATTGATGGTGAGCCTATTGAAACTTCAAGAGTTATTACAAATCCAGCAGTTGAAGTTCTAGTAAATAACTATGGTGAACAACTTAGAACTACACTTAATTTACAAGCATCAGCAGATGACATTATTCAAGCACAAATAAGTGCGAGTGGTGGTTTAGTAGGTGGCCCTGCAGGAAGTTTAAATATTGACGAACTAGAAGATATAACAAGAGCAACTAGAGCCTTAGAATCATCAGGAGGAAGACTAACATCTAATCCTGTTTTTGATGAACAAGGTAACAGAACAGGTAGGTTTGAATTAACAACCACACCTCTTGCAGATCAACAGTTTGCACTTGATCAACAAAGAATAGATGAAGAAACAAGAGCAAGAGAACAAAGACTTGCAGAAGAAGCTTTAAGGCAATCTGGTGGTTTAGTAGGTGGTTTTTTTACACCAGTTACTGATCCAGAGACAGGTATTCCTCTTGAAGATGGTCAACAAAGATTTGTGCAAGGATTTACACCACAACAGATTTTACAGAGACAAGAAGAGGAAGCAAGAAGGCAGAGAGCTCAAGAGTTAGAACTTGCTAGACTAAATCAATCTGCTGAACAATTTAGAAATGTTGCAGATTTGTATTCTAACCCAGCACAGTTGGCTGCAATAGTAGCTTCTGGTGGTTCACCATTACTTAGAGGTCAACTGCCATTCTCTGGTGCATCTGTACCTATTGGTATGCAATCTGGTGCTATGACACCACAACAAACAACTTCATCTCCTTTTATGGTGACAAATCCAAGCGGAACAGTGTTTGATCCAAACTTTGTACCTGTTGGTGGAAGAACAATAGAAGGTGACTTAAGAAGACAAGAATCAAATCCTTTTACAATGAGAGATTTTTCTGGCATTACCGAGGACAGACTTAGAAATTTATCTGACATTGAACTTGCAAGAGCACAAGGTGAAGCTGCAGCACAAGGTATAACACCATCAGGATTAGAGGATATTGCTGCAAGAAACACACCAGGTGGCCCTCTTGACCTTACTGGTTATTTAGCACCAAGAACATTATTTAACTAGGAGAGTAATGACAACTCCAAGATTTAGATTCGGTAATCAACAAGGCAGAAGGCAAAGTCCTGAAGAACTTAGAGCCTTAGTTAGAAGAGCTCAACAAGTAAAAGCTGCTAGAAGAGCTGAAGAGATCTCAAAACAGATTCCAAACATAGAACCATCTTCTCCTCTAGGTAAAGAGGGATTACAGAGCCTAAGGGAATCACAGACACCTTTAACACCAAAAGAAGAAAAAGGTTTTTTTGATAAGACAATGGATGCAATTAGTTTTACTGGTGATGTGTCAGGTGCAGGAACTTTGAGTTTATTATCAAGAGTACCTCTGACAAGAAGACTGATTGAAGAAAGTACACTTGGTCAAACAAGTAGAGGTGGCAGAGGAAGTGACACACCATTCTATAAAAGACTTACAGACAGAAGAAGAGAACTACAAAATGAAGGTATGTCATTTGTTCAAGCATCGAGAAAAGCATACCAAGAAGCCAGAGACGATAAAGAATTTAGAGTTGGTGTTCCAACTGTAACTGAAATCATTACAGATCCTCTTAACTTTATTGGAGTCGGTGTTGTAACAAAGGTTGCCAAAGGTGTATACAAAGGAACTAAACCAGCATTAGAGATAGTTCCTGGTGCAAAAAGATTACTTTCTCAAGGTGAAATACTTGAAAAAACACTTGAAACTAAAATCAAAAAATTCAAAGGTGACAATATACAGAAACTTGCTAATCTTGTTGAGACTGCACCATTTATTGGTAAGTCTCTTGCAAAGGTTTTTACTACAAGAGGAACTGCATACAGAGATTCGCAAGATGTCATTGGTGCTTCACTTGCTGAACACAACATAAAAAATGCTCTTAGAGAATCTCAAATTACTGAAGCTATGGCTAACCTTACACCTGCAGAATCAAAAATTAAATTTGGTAATATTGGTTCAAGAAAAACATTTGGTGAAAGACTTTTTGATGTTGACAACGCAGGAAGAGTTGAGATTGAAGTTGTAAACAAAAATATAAAAGTTGGAAATACAGTCGTAAACCCTACAAAACTAAAAGCAGATATTGATAAATTACCAAAAGATACAGACATTCCATTTCAAGTTGCTGATAGAGAGTCACTTACAAATGTGCTTGAAAAAATGTTTCCAGTCGTTCTAAAAGGTGAGTCTTTAGATCAATTTGCACAAAGGTACATCAAAGGTAAAAAAATTAGTGATGCAGCATTTAGAACTAAATACAAAACAACAAGAGAAAATTTTGGTTGGATGAATTTACAAGCAGATGATTTACGAAAGTTTGCAGCATTTAGAAAAATAAACGGGAAAGATTTGACACCTGATCAGTTACTTTATACAAGAAATCTTTATGAGTTAGTAGATGATGTTGCAAGGCAAATGGAAAATGCTGGTGTTCAGTTTGAAAGAGTTGGAGTTGGTTTTAAAGTAAAGGATGACGCAAATGCTTTGACAAAACTAAGAAGATCTTACTTTCCAAGAACATTATTATTTGAAGGTATGAGGGTTGCAAAAGATAAAGCAGCAAAGCAAAACTCTAGTAGTAGGTTTGGTGGCACATTTAGGTCAACTAAAGAAAGAAAATTGCTTGATGATTCTGTGTTTGAAAGCGAAATAGATGACTTGGTAAATGCTGATGTAATTAAAGTTGGAAACTCTATTGACGGAAGTATTGAAGCTTATCTTAGAGGTGCATTCAAAGCTATTGATGATGCTGATCTTGTAAAAAATGTTAAAGCTGAACTAAAAAAGAAAAATGGTTTTTCAATAAGAGCAGCAAACAGGAAAGCAATATACAAAGAGATTGATGAAATTTTTGCAAAAACAACAGAGCCAACAGCAAAAGATTTAAAACAGTTAGAAGATCTTATAGATAAAAACGGACTAACTAGGCTTAAAAAATTTTTAAATGAAAAAGATGGATTAAGAAAAATAAAATCAAACCTCAACGACTTTGAAGATTCTGGAATTGTAAGTGGAGTAATAGTAGATGCACAAACAAAAAAAGGAAAAGAATTTATTAAAAGAATGGAAGGTCTTTTAAATAATGATGTTGTAGACAAAGGTTTTCTTGGATTAGCAGCAAAAACTGGTGACATAATAAGAATAGGTAAAACAGGTCTTGACATAGGGTTTTCTCTGATACAAGGTCTTCCTTTACTTGGTGTTGCATCTGCAAATATATTTACAAATCCAAAAAGAGCAGCAGATCTTTATGCAACTTGGGGTAAATCAACTTTGCAAGGATTTAAGTCTTTATTTCAAAAAAATTCTATGGAAGCTTTTATGAGGGAAGCTGCATCAGAGATTATTGAGATTGATGGAAGGCAGATAAGTATGCTAAGACTCTTCGTAGAAAATGGTGGACAACTAGGAAGAAGAGCAACTGATATATTCCAAGCAACGGACAATTCTTTATTTAGAGGGGATTTTACTGGTAGTCAACTTAAAAATGTGGGTCGTGTTGTACTCAATCAAACATTTGGCAGAGCTGAAGATGCTTTTACTCACGCATCAGATGTTTTGAGGATAGAGGGTTTTAGAAACCTATGGAGAACATTTGCAAAAGAACCAGATGGACTTGTTGAACTCACAAACTTTTTAAATAAATCAACAGGTGCTTTAAATCCACTTGAGCATGGGATATTGCCTAGACAACAACAAATTGAAAGAATGTTTTTGTTTTTCTCACCAAGATACACAAGATCATCATTATCACTTCTAACTGATTTAGCAAGAGGTGGTGTTCAAGGAAAACTTGCAAGGCAATCAATCGCAGGTATGGCAGGTTTTGGATTAGGTGTTTATCTTGTAGCTTGTGAACTTTTAGGTCAACAGGCACAACTTGATCCAACAAAAAGTGGTTTTATGCAAGTAAAAATAAATGACGACATGGTAGGTTTTGGTACTTTTTGGACAGGACTTGCAAGAATGGTTGTTGGTGTAGCTGATGATATTAATCCATATTCAATAGAAACAGTGCTTGACCAACAACGAGCAGGGCCTATAGAAAACTTTGTTTATTCAAGGTTTGCATCTGCTCCTTTAACTGGCCTTACTAGAGACATAATTCAAGGTGAAACATTTATTGGAGAACAACTTGAAGGTACACTTGATTATGCAAAACACATAGCAAAGTCACCACTTCCTTTTTGGCTAGAAGGAGCTCTGTTTGCTGATCCTTATAGATCTGGAGGAGCAGGTGTTGCAGGTGAATTGCTTGGTTTTAGGACTACACCAGTAAGCATTTACAGAAGAAGAAATCTTAGAAGAGACTCAGTTGCAGAAGATAAGTTTGGTAAATTGTATGCAAACTTAAATACATTACAAAAAAGAGAAGTTGATGAGGATGAGATAATAAAAGACTTGAAAGAACAAATAGATGAAACACCTCCAGGCAGAACAACTGAATTAAATACACAACAAGAAATTTACTACAATGAATCAGAAAAGATCTCTGATATTTATATGAATGAACTAATGGAAGTAGCTTCTTACTTGGGTATCAGTGGATACACACACGCAAACCTTAGAGAAAACTGGAACGAAATCAAAGCTGAACAAAGAACTAGAAGAGAAGATTTAAGACTACGAACAGAACCTGGTGGCGATTTAACACTTATGGAAGACTATTTTAAAGATTTAAAGGCAAATCAAGATGATAAAAGACAGCCTGAAGATCAAATAGTTGATTTGTATGTATCTGAAGTTTTAGATGCACCGCACCTTGACAGTCCAACAGGATATAACTGGAGAGAAAGAGACAAACTGATTGCAGAGTTTATTCAAAAGTATGGTACTGAGATGTTTAATTACTCAGTAGCAGCAACAAGAAGTGGCAGAAAACTTCTACCTGTAGAACAAGAATATTACACTATGAGAGAAAAATACTCTTTTTACTGGGAAGCATCTGAACAGGCAGTCATTGAACAACAAGATGATCCTCAAAGAGCTCAAGAGTTGCTTGACGAATATTATAGAGTCGATACAGACCCACACAGAGAAAGAATGGAAAACGATGAGTTGATTGGGCCTACTATCAAAAAGTTATTGAGAAACATTAGTGGCGTGAAAAAAGAACTAAGGAAAATGAATCCTGGTCTTGACGGATATTTATTTAGATGGGGATTTACTTCAACGCTACTACACCCTAGTAATCAATCAGAAGATGCTCTGAAATTATGGAGAAGTAATGACACTCTTGAAGAAGTACAATATGACAATAGCGAAAGACAGTTGACACCAAGAGACAACTAATGTTATTTTTAAATAAAATGTCCTACGGACAAAAAGTCCGATAGTAGAAGGAGTTACGGCTCATGGCAGACGAAAAAGAAGTTACGGCTTCTGAACAACAAGAAGAAACTGTTACGGCAGAAGAACAGCAGATAGCTGAAAAAGTAAATGATGCTGCAACGACACCAGTAGAAGCTCAAGGGCAAGAAGAGGAAGTCAAAGCAGATGAATCTCTTACACCTGATAAGATAGCAGAAATGACAGCAAAGGCAGCAGCCGAAGCCAGTAAAGAAGCACTTAATTCTTTTCAAGGTAGATTTGCTAATTACACAGCAAGTCAACAAAAAGAGATACAGGAGATGATCGATAAAAGATTGGAGCCTGTTATTAAATTTACTGAGAGTGTTGAGAAAGCTCAAGTTGAACAACTTGATCCAGAACAACAGGTTGAGTATTACAAGGCAAAACTTGAAGAGAAACAAACTCCTGCACAAGAAGTGCAACAAGATAGTGGACTTTCTCAAGAGCAAAAAATTCTTGCAGATACAACCAAGCAAATGATTCAAGACTCTGGTCTAAATATAGCAGAGACTGATGAAAAGGTTTGGAAAGGGTGGAATCAAAATATGTCTACGGCACAGTTGATAAGACTAGCTCAGAAAAATATAGACGAGATGACGAAACCACAAAAACCTGCTGAACAAGTTACACAACAAGAGCCTACTCCTCAAGCTCAGACACCACCGAGTACGAGCTCTGCTCCGAAAGCTGGAAGTAGCAGAGTTTCAACTTTATCCGATTTATCTCAAATGATGGCTTCAGGCCAAATAGATGCTACACAGTATCGTGCAGCAAAAAGTGAAATAAAAAATAAAGGTTACGCAAACCTATAAAGAAGGATAAATAATGGCAACAGGATTGACTTTATCGTCAAGTTCTAGTCTATCAGATCAATCTAGTATTGTGATCGCAGCAGCGATTTCAAACATTGAACCTGCTGGCCCTACAAACCAGTTGGTATCTAGGTATGATATTCCTCAAGGTTCTAAACAAGTTAACATCCCTATCTGGGGTAGAAACGATGCAGCAGCTTTATCAGAAGGTGTGGACATAACAACTCCTCAACAATTATCTGTAACAGTGACTAGCATAACTTCTTCTGAACACGGAATACTTACATTCGTATCTGACAGACTAACTAGACAAAATAACGAAGACATACTTTCTCATGTTGGAGATGTACAAGGTGGAGCTTTAGGTAGATTACTTGAAGACGACCTTATCACTCTATTCGATGGTTTTTCAAACTCTATCGGAAGTGCAGGAAGTAACTTAACTTACAGAGATATTGCAGGTGCAGTATCTTTCTTAAAAACTGACAACAACTCATCTTTTGGTATGGCTCCTGGTACACCAAATGCAGTAATGCACCCAGAACACATCAGAAGATTTGTACAAGAAGTATCATCTATCCAGGCAGGTGGTTCAGGTATGGCTGCTCAACCAATTCCAGAAGGAATTACAGCAGAAGTTATTCAGAACTACTTCCGAGGTAACGAAAGAGCTTTCGGTGTTCCAGTATACCAATCAGGTGTAATTGGAAGAGACGGCTCTGGAGACGCTAAGGGTGCTATCTTCGTTCCACAGGCTTTGGCTTTGGCTATGGCTCACGAAATGGAAGCTGAAGAAGAAAGAGATGCTTCATTAAGAGGTACAGAAATGGTAATGGTTGGTGAATGGGGAGAAGCTGAAGTAGCTGACCCTTGGGGTGTTGAAATGCTAGGTGCGGCAGACGCACTATAGGAGACTGAATGACTACTGAGCAAGATTATTATGTAAAGAAGATTGAGAATAATGACGATCATCTATACACAACTATCTTTGATTCTATAAGTGGAGATCCCTTCAAGGTGAAAACCGACAGGGTAGGTCACTACTTATCTAAGATGAAAAGACAATCAAAGCTCAGTGGTGAAAATTTAGTTTTCACTGGCAAATGGATACCAGCATTTGTCAAAACAGAAAAAGAAATAATTGGTTCTCCGTCTTCCAGTTTGACCGAGAGGGTTGCTCCTCAAAGTCAAGTTAAAGCTGGGAAACGCAGAAGAGGTAGGAGAGGTAGAAAGAAATGACTACTACAGTTCAATTAGACAGATGGAATACGATTGTTAAAGAAATCAAATTTGACAACAAGTGGAACGAAACTCTTAAGAATTATCTGAAAGAGCAGAAGTTAGACGAGTTGCCAACTCCTGAGTGGACAGAGAACGATCCTACCATGGCTTACATATACCTGCCTACAAGAGACCTTAAAGGTAATCTTGTTAGGATGGACAAAACCAAAGTCAGGATGTTTCCAGAGAGCATCGTTGGGTATCTTGAGAAAGGCGGACTGATGGAGCTCCCTAAAAAGGTTGAAGCACCTCAGAGATCGCAGAAAAAAGAGCAGCTCCCCAAGATGGAAACGGAGAAACCAACACTTGATAAAAAACTTGAAAATAAAATAGGAGACCTAAAAGATGAGTAACACTATGGGTAACAAGTATGAATCATCCAACGCAGAGACTCTATCTGGAGCTAAGAGCTTAGCCGTTACAGACGCTAAATTTCAATTCTTAGACCCAGGAGGTTCTGGAAGAAACTGTGATCTTCCTGACTTGAGAACAGCAACTACAGATATAAACTCTGAAGGAACTGGAACAGCAGGAACTACAAGATACGCAGACACTCAAGGTGGGTTCTTTGTAATCAGCAACACTGCTGATGCAGCAGAAGTAATCACTGTGAGAGGATGGAATGGTTCATCTACTACAGGTACAATTATGACTCCAACCCAAAATGAAACAGCAGTCTGCTACTGGACTGGTGCGACTAACGGATGGATCGGCATAGCTGGATCTGACGCATAATAAATGAATAGTTGTGGTGAGGGTCTGAGTTAAAGTTACGGAAATTTAATTCCCTTGACCCTCACTGCATGAGGAGAAAATATGGCATTAGGAAGCGAAGTCAATAAAACAGTTGCAGGTACAGCAGTATCTTTGACTGTTCCAGATGGTACGAACTATGCAGTTATGAGTATTGAGACAGCAGCAATCAGAGTAAGGCACGATGGTACAGCACCAACAGGAACAAATGGAGTTCTCGTATCAAACGGAGAATTTTTGGAAATTTACGGAGAAGATACTTTAGACCAGATACAGTTAATCAGAGACACAAGCACAAGTGCAGTTGTCAATGTAGCTTATGGTGTAGACAGCAGTGGTCTTCACGGCATTAGAATTAGTAAATAATGGGAAAGTATACTAAGTCTAACAAGAATAATATTTTTAGAGATAAACCTGAGATTGCCGTCTCAGAACATACTGTTGAAAAAGATGGTAAGAAAATGAAGATGGTAATCCCTGAGGGTAAGATTGGATATGGAGATGTTGAGTCACACGCACAGATTGCAGGTGACTTGGCAAACAAACATTCTGGAGACACCAAAGCAGGAGAAAGGGTTTATGAAGAAGTTCGGAAACAGAGAGAAGAAGATAACGGATCTTCTGTAGAAGAACATAAACTTAAGATGGCTGTAAATAAAATGGCAAGTAGAATGCCTGTAATGCAGCAGTTTAAGATTGTAGATAACACTGGTCAGCATATTGCAACCGATTATCTATTTATGAAAACAGAACAAAGTGGCCTTACTAGACCTCTCAAGATAAGAGTGGATCGTGATGGTCGCACATCGGAGATACCTGTATAGTGGCAACAACAACACTTGATAATTTATTACCACAGTTTGGTAGAGCTATTGGAGCCTTCATTGGTTCTTTTACTACTACTACTGCTATTGCAGCAAACACATCAGTAGTATCTACGGAACTTACTGATTCTGGTTTTAACAATGATGATGCTCTAAATGACACATTTATAAAGATTACAAGTGCTAACAATGATGACACTGTAAGGCGTGTAACGGACTATACAGCGAGTTCTGGCACAATTACTGTATCAGGTACTGCTTTGACATCAGATAGCAGCACACAGGCTACATTTGAAATTTACAGATATGACCCTGATCAACTAAGAGATTCTCTAAATGATGCAAGGTTCAATGTATTTCCAAGACTATACAAAGAAGTAAACGACAGAACTTTATGCCTGGCAGACACACAGAACAAGTATGCAAGGCCTTCATCTATTGCACCAGGATATGTAAGACAGATATATGAAGAGTCAAGAATAGATGCTCAAAGCTACGGAAACAATATTGTAAACACACTAAACTGTGACTTTGAAACATGGACAGACTCAACTACACCTGCTGACTGGGTAAACTCAAACTTTACAAGTATTACTCAAGAACAAGAAACTACATCACCAGATAATTACATGGTGTTCTCAGGCTCTAATTCAGCACAGTTTCAAGTACAGGCAAGTGCGGTTAACACAGCTTTACTTACAGTACCTAGTGGAACTAACTACAAAGGTGAAGAAATAAATGTAGGTATATGGGTATATTCTAAAACTGCAAGCAGAGTATCTGCTGCAATACAGATTGATTCAGATTCCGTATCAACAGGAACTACCCACTCTGGAGGTGGATGGGAAAGACTTACCCACACACTAGATGCAAAAGACTTAGACACAAGTATAAAGGTTGGTCTTCATGTAACAAGTGACTCTGATGCTTTCGTTTTCTATGCAGACGAAATGGTGGCAACAGCAGGACAAAGTGAAGTACCTAGTTTACTTGGAGCTCCTTTGCTTGACTGGAGAGAAGAAGGCGACACCATAGTTATAAAAAGTTCTATCTCTAATAGTGATAGAAGTCTGCATGTCAGAGGAATGGGTTTGCTTTCTTCCGTGTCCTCTGGCTCAGACACAATGGAAATAGACCAACAACAAGCAAGATTGTTAATAAATCAAGCAGCAGCATTGTGGTTTCAACAAGACATAGATCAACTAGACATAGCAGATTTAAATGCTGCACAGAGAAGACAGACACACTTTCAGAACCTTGTAAATCAAGGACATGGTGGTATGGCACCTTTAGCTTTAAAGAAAGGTGTTGTAAGCAGTCTTAACGGAGGTTACTAATGTCAACAGCTCCGTATAGTTCAGATATTGTATTAAGCAAAACAGATGGTTCTACCAATAAAGTAGGACTCAAACTATATAGAGATGCACCGAATGTGCCTGGAGGATGGAGAATAGATCATGTGTCACCTGCACCTCCAAGACAGGTTAGCGACTCAGCAAACTACCAACAGCAATCTCCTGACATAGGATTGGTTCTTGATCAAGACTCTTGGCATAGAGGATTTGGTGCATCAACAATATCTAGGTTCGGAACTGCAACAGAAGCAAACAGAGCAAGAGCAAGGTACGGATACTCAGATGGTGTACTTGGTATGTTTAGAGGTGAACTTGTACTTGGATACCTACAAGATGAAACTGACATATTGATAAGAAACGGGAGATTTGAACAGGTTGCAAGTGATAGTTCTTTTGATTTAACAGATTATACAACTAACAATGCTACACTTACATCTCAAACAACTTATGTAAAAAATGGTAGCCGAGGTGGTCAGATAACAGCGACTGCAAATGGTGGTTACATAGAGCAAACTATAAACAGTCCAACATTATTTCAAAGTAAAAAAGTTTTTGCTCATGTATATTTACGAAGAATATCTGGTTCAGGTAATGCAAAGATACAGATTGTAGACTCTGCTGCTACTGCATCAGGTGATGAGATAACAAGCACATCAGCTTTTGCTGCATCTCAAACCAACATAACTGTTGACGGAAGTGCATCAAGCCTAAAGGTAAGAATAACCTTGTCTACAAGTGGAGATGTTTTTGCTATTGATGATTTAGCATTTTTTCCTGAAGGTGGCACAACATGGACAGAACCACAAGAGTTTAGCAGTAATATTTACGCAGCTTGTGGTAGAGCAATCTATAAATGGGATGATGGTAACGAAATATGGAACGCAGTATATGTAGACGGATCTTTCGCAATCACAGACTTAATAAGTTTTGATGGTGCACTATATGCAGGAAGAGGTACAAGTGCAAACTATTTAAGAAGCACTAACGGAACTACATGGGCCAATCCCTCTACAAACAGTGGGAACGGAAGACTTGCTGAGTTTTTTGCAAGAGCTCGTAATGCTAGTGGTGATTTAGCTTTATTTAAGAGTAGAGCAAACCAAATATCCGTATCAACAGATCCATCAGACACTGCTAATTTTGGTAGTGAAATCAAATGTGGTGACTCAGATAGAGACATTACAAATTTATTTTCAGCTAATGACAGGTTGTATGTAGGAAGAGAAGATGGTCTCTTTCAGTATTCAAGAAGTGCAAACAAGTTTCTTGATTTACAACCTGAAGCAAACCTTTTTCCAGACGATTCAAACTTTAAATCTGCACAAGGTAGATCAGGTGCAATATTTGCAGGTGGTGGTGACCAAGCATTTTTTAGAATTGATGTTGGAAACTTTGATGGATCTTATGTATTTACAGATCTATCGTATATATTTAAGGCTCCTGCGTTCAGAGGATTCGGTGGAAGAGTAACAGCTCTAACGCAAGATAGAAATAACCTCTTTGTCGCACTAGCAGATGATTTAGCATCTGAGAGTTCAGGTTTCCCGTACACTTTCCCTTATTCTTTCTCAGGAGCCAACCTATCAAGAACAGTCAAACTTCTTTCTGTAAGAACACAACAAGAAGAACCTGGTAGTCGTTCAGAAGATGTACCTCATACTATTGCAAGTTTTGATGTATCAGATATTAACGCTATGGGTAAATTCAAAGGTTCGGAAAGAACAAGCCTATTTGTGCTTGGTAATCTTATTAACGATGACTCATCTGATAGCAATAACAATAGAGAGCCTAGAGCTTTTAGGATAAGGATGCCTATAAGAAATGAAAACCCTGCACTTAACTCTGTAATTGAACACAGACTTACTGGGGAGTTTTATACACCTTATGTAAACTTTAACTATCCTGACATAAATAAATCAGCGATAAAGCTAACACTTACAGGCTCAAACTTGTCATCAAGTAAAAATGTACAAGTATTTTATAAAGTAGACGATGACACCGACAATGACAATATAGGTTGGAATACATTTGGAGACGGAACAGTTACATCTACAGGCCAAACTCTTGTAGGTGACTTTGCATCTGCATTGATTAACTTTGACAGAATTAGATTTAAACTTGTATTTACAACAGATGATATTGCGGTATCCCCTAGAATTAACTCACTTGTATTTCACGCTGCATGGAATCCTATCGATTACAGAAGATGGACAGCAGTTATTAAATTATCAGATAAAAGGTCAATGCAACTAAGAAGAGTAAGGACAAGCACTGTTTTATCTACAGATGTTTCTACCTTAGAGACTCTAAGAAAAGAGCCTTTTATAAAACTACAAGATCCAGACGGATCATCACATTTTGTAAATCTTAAGTATCAGGATGCTATGACATCCTCCAGAGTGTATGCAACAAGAGGGGTTGCACCAGATCAAACAAGATTGATAACATTAGAAATGACGGAGGTCAAAACAACATGAGTAATGAGTTTCAACATAAATCGGTAGGAAGTCAGATGACTCAGACCGAGTACGAGCATACTGACGGAACAGGACATATATTTGATAGTCAAGCAGCAGGAGATATTCTCTTTGCAAGTTCTACTACAGTTCTATCAAGACTAGGTATAGGTACAGCAGGTAAGGTTCTTGCAGTAAACTCTGGTGCATCAGCTCCAGAATATGTTGCAGCACTAACAGGAGTTACCTCTGTCCTTAATACAGCTTTGGTTGTAGGTAGAGATGCAGACAATGACATTGACTTTGCAACTGACAACAATATTATTTTTAGAGCAGCAGGTGCTGACCAAATCAAATTAGTAGATGGTGTGTTACAACCAGTAACTGACTCTGATGTAGACTTAGGTACTACTGGAGTAAGATTTAAAGATGCTTATATAGACACAGTAACAACTACAGGCGATGTAACAGTTGGTGGTGACCTTACCATAACAGGTGATGATTTGTTTATGGGAACTAATACAGCAGGTCATTTACTTATTGCAGATGGTACAAACTTTAATCCTACAGCAGTTGGTGATTTATCAGAAATATCTACAGTCGCAAACGATGATGTATTTATTGCAGTTGACACATCAGGTGGTGGTTTAAAGAAGATAGCTAGAAGTGCTATCGTAGCTGGTTTAGCAACATCAGGTGCAATATCAAATGTTGTAGAGGACACTTCACCAGAGCTTGGTGGCGATTTAGATGTACTCACACATGGAATAGTAACAGGTGCTAGTAATAGAAACATAGCACTTACACCACATGGTACAGGTGTAGTAAGAATTGATGGTACAAATGGTGTAGACATAGAATCAGGTGCCATATCAATTAAAAATGGTGGTGCAGAATCTTATGTAAGATTTTATTGTGAATCATCAAACGCACACTACACACAATTACAAGCATCACCACATTCTGCTTATTCTGGCAATGTAACAGTAGTATTACCTGCTGCTGCTACAAATCTAGTTGGTGATGACACAACCCAGACACTAACTAACAAAAGACTTACATCACCAAAGATAAACGAAGATGTAGCTCTTACATCAACTGCTACAGAACTTAATTTACTTGATGGTGTATCAGGATTAGTACAAGCTGACTTTACTAAGTTAGCAGCAGTAGATGCTACTGCAACAGAACTTAATATTATGGATGGTGATACTACAGTAGGAACAGATGCCATTGCAGATGATGATGGTATTGTTACCAACGATGGCGGCACAATGAAACAAACTAAAGTCCAGACACTTGCTACTTACATGGAAGGTGAGATAGACAACCTTACTGCACTTACACAAGCAGTATTTGTGGGTAAGGATGCTTCAATTACAGATGATACAGCAACAGGTGTAGTAGCAACTATGACTGCATTGACTGGAGTATCTATTGGTGAGTTAGTTCACATTGATGGTAATGGTAAAATTGACCAAGCACACGCAGATGCTAGTGCTGATATGCCAGCAATAGGTATAGCTCTTGAAGCAAACAGTTCTGGAAGTGATGCAGACATTAAAGTTTTATTACAAGGATTTTATAAAGATGCAGACCAATTTGCCTTTACAGTTGGTACAGCAGTATTTGCAGACCATAGTGGAGAAGGTAACTTTACACAATCACCATCTACAACTGATGGACATTTTATTCAAAGAGTAGGTATAGCTTTGACAGCAGACACACTTTACTTTAGTCCTAGTTTGGATGTTATAGAGAGGGATTAATGTCTAATCAAGTAAAAAGTTTTAATGGTGTAGCAATAGGAGATATTAAAAATATTAATGGTCTTACTGATGCAAATATTAAAAATATAAATGGACAAACATTTACTGGTTCAGTTCCACCAGATGCTTTTACAATAACTAATAACCAATTTAATGGTAATAGAAGTTGGGGTACACAAATGGCATGGTGTCAAGAAACTAACACATTAGTTGTAGTGTATGGTGATGACGGCAATGGTGATTACCCTACATACAGATTAGGAAAACTAAGTGCAAGCACAGGTGATGTAACAATAACTTGGCAAAGCGAACAAGTTTTAGGAACAGCAGGAGCAGGATATTCTAACCAAGCTGTATTTATGAGTGGTGAAAGTAGTGGTGGTAATGGCAGAATGGGATTAGTATATTTAGAGAGTGGTGCTAGTTCTACTAACAGATACAGTATTGCATTTGGCACAATTACAAATAGTGGTTCTACACCAAGCATGAGTGTAGGCACGCCTGAAGTAATACACGCTACATCTAGTGGTACTTATAACCAAGGTGATGTTAGTTCAACAGCAAGATACTGGGAAGATATGGGTGCTGTTGTTACAGCATTAGAATATGGTGATGACGATGGTGATGCTAACTTTGTTAAAGCATTTAAAATGGACACTTCTGATAATAGTGTAATTACAAGTGGCAACAATGAACTTATGTTTGCTGATACTACTACAGAATTTTATAACATTGAATATGATTCTACTATAGATAGACTTGTAGTTTTTTCTTTACAATACGTTGGTGCGTCAGCTACAGCTTATATATATGGCAATATTTTAGATTATAATGCTAGTTCTACAAATGGCTTAGAATTACAGTTAGAGTTAAGTTTACCTGGAACTCAATTATTTACTGGTACTGTTGCTTCTTCTTATGATGCAGGTCCATGGTGTGCATATAATGCTAGTGCAAACATACATCATGTTTTAATGAGTGAAACTGCTGATAGCACTAAAAAAGTTCGTAATGTAAAGATTAGTGGTTCTGATGGTTCTTTTACCATGGATCCACATACAACTTATGAGCTTGCGATTCCGAGTGGTATGCTTCACTATACTTCAATTTGGTATAACCACCATAGAGGTTTAATGGGTGTCATAGGATCAAACCAATCAAGGTCAGATGCACATCCAGATGGTTCAGTAATTCAAGCATTAGGTTATACTTTTTCAGAAGATACAGGCACAGAAGCCAACAGCACATTTTCTGCAAATGGATCAGCACAAACTGTAAAAGTTAGCAGTCATGATCTTTTTCTTGGTAGGTATTTAGGTATGCAACAAACAATGCACGGAAGCGATATGCACACAGGTAACATGGGTGCAATCATGCCATTCTATGGTGGCTCACAAGGCCAAGAAGGTGTCATGATAGGTTTTGATACAGGTGGATAATGGCTACAGCATTTAGAAGAAAATCAGATAACAAAGTTGTAGTTTTGCTTACATACCTTGCAGACATAAATAACATAAATTTTACAAGTACCAATATGTCCTGCACTATGAACAATGGTGAAAAACC